TTGAAAGGTTCATTCTTGTAAAATACTGCCCAAATAGCATCAGACTCTAAAACTTGTTCAGTTTTATAGTTCTTTTTATTTGTGTATTCTAAAAGTACCTTGGGCTTGGGTCTACTCATATATGCGTCCTTAATATATACGCATATATTTATCATTCAAGTAGTAGAAAACCCGCCGCCATCCATTTTGATAGTTACTTCGCTACCTTGCGACTGTGCCAATTTGCTTAACAATTCGTCTTGGTCCTCTAGCAATTTGGCAGTTATTTCACCTAGACTATAAGCCAGCATCTTCGCTGACTTAATGTCTATTTTTATTTCTTTTTGCTGTGCTAATTCAGCACTTTTTACCTGTTGAATAAACTGCTGAATAGGCAGTGTGTTAATTGGATTTGACATTACTTAATACCTGTTTCATCTCGAATTCTGTTTTAAACGGTCCGCGATTTTCGTAGCGTTCAATTGTAATTAGCTTAGGGCAGAAACTTTTAACCCAGCCTTTATCAAATCGAATAATGTAGTAGCCGGCACAATACAAACTCTTACTAGCTTCAGATTTTGTAAATAACGGCAGTCTTTTTTGTACATTGTACATGGGATTACACGGATTACAACTTGTCGGATATCCATGTACATCTTTGCTGTCATCTTGGCTAATAGTGGTTGTAATCTTACGACTAAAGAAATCTTTGCCAAATGCTTTAATAAGCTCTTCTTTTTTACCGAAGAAACTGCTACCGTCTTTGCTACTCAACATATATTTGTTATTTTCTTTCTTATGTAATGTACCTATTTTTTCCCCGTCTTGTTCTACAATCCAAAACTTGCCATCTACAATGGGCTTGGCGTGAATTTCTGTCATTTTGTATATCTCGCTTGAAATGGCTCAGCATACTGCTGAATACTGTCAATCATACGTTTCATATCGTATAGTTGGCAAAATTTTAATAGTCTAATACCTACTTGATCAACTGTCTTAGGTACAGCATTAGTTGTAATTGTTTCTTTAATAAAAGACTTGATGTCTTCGGGCTGTGCTTTAAGGTCAATTAGCTGACGATTACGGTTGTAGTCATCAAGCACACGATGTTCGACTCCTGTATGGTCAACCCAACGCTGCAGCATCATATTGTTCCACGCGAACCCCTTGTTACTGCGATCCTTAAATGCTTCTTCTAATTTATTTTTACGAACCTTAGGGTATGCGCTAAAGACATTATCGCTACTATCTCCACGCATACACTTCTCGAACAAGATCCATTCGGGATTAGGAATGTCTTTAGGCAAGCCAGTCTTAGTGTCCTTAACCATTTTGCCTTTCTTGTCAAAGATACCTTCATGTGTAGTGAGTGTTTCTGCCACACCATTATATTGTTTGACATTAGGAGCGATGAGCTGATGAAAATCGCTGTCTGTCGAAATAATCACGTGGCTATCATCGGGGTGTGATTCTATGAATCCAGCAATTAAGTCGTCAGCTTCTAGTTGACTATGTTGTAACACAGTACAATTAGTCTTTTCAGAGATGAACTTTTTAAACTCATCAAATGCTTCCCAGAACAGTTTATCTTCTTCAGCTTCTTTAACAGTCATGGCAGCACGAGTTTCGGCGCGATTAGCCTTGTAGGGCTTGTAGTAGTCTTTACGCCACGAGCGACCTTCGAGGCAGAACACAACATGCTTCCCTTCAAAGTCGTTCCACGCCTTCTTGATACTGTTAAATGTAATATGGAATGCCATGCCTACTTTAATATCGGCATCGCCGCGAATAACGTGTCGAGCACGAAAGAATGTGTTAGCAGTATCAACTAAAATATATGTCATGAAACCTCAGACTTGCCTTTGGCAATTGGAACAACGTTAATATAGCCTGCGCCCCTTCCAGGGTCTAGACCTTCCTCATTAAGCATGTTTCTGACAATGTCTCTAAACCATCTATCGACAATTTCTTCAGGCAGATCACCATCAAATCCATATCCAGCTTGTTTCAATTGTAACACAAATTCGTCATTCCAGTCAAGCTCAAAGAAGCCATTTCTGATATTATCTTTGTTAACGTGTGTATCCAATACACTTACCCAAGGCTCGCCTCGAGCAGTTGCCCGCTCTTTTGGAGTCATCTTGGCAGTAGCTTCTGCCTTTTGAGCTGCTTCGGCTGCGTCGAGTGCGGCTTTGGCAATCTTAGCAGAATCTTCTGCGGCCTTCAATGACGCTTCTGCTTCTTCTCTGGCTTTAGCTTTAATTTTATCGATGCCAGTAAAGCGTTCGATTAAGTTTGTTATTTTCCCCATCCGTTCCCCCATAAGTCTACGTGAAGTCTTGGGCTATAGTAATAGCCTCTTTTTAATGCTTCGTCGGCAATGTGTATACGATTACCATCATAAACACTAACAACACCGCCAACTGGCATAACATAAACTGGTCCGGCAAACCCAGCATCTCGATATGCCTTTACAGCCTGATCAACTTCGTCAAATTGTTCTAATTGATCTACTACAAATTTCAAATATACAAAACCGTAATCTTGATAACTAACGACAACATCAGGTTTAACAGCATCATTCCATTTTTCACCACTAGCGCTTAACTTAGGACTTACACTAAATGTAATCTCTCTGTGTGAGAAATACCAGTCGTCTAAGAATGTCTTAAATTCGTCATGTAATAGCTGAGTACCATTTGTTTCAAATGTTAGATTTTTTAAATCTTGCATTTTTGTATGATTTAACAATGCCGGATATAGTTGTTGCCAGCCTAGCAATGGTTCGCCGCCTGTAATAACAAGATGTACATCGTTGCCGTTACTTTGAATCCAACTATTTTTATTAGGTGTTAAATCTAATAGTTTAGCTACAATCTCGTCAATGGTGTAATAGGGACTTAGTTCTTTAAATGCCGGATGCCAACTAGCATAGCTATCACAACCTGTGTTTACAAGTGGCAATTCTTCAAATGTTTTATAAAGATGAACACTATTAGCGATAGGTTCTACTTCATTAGTTAGTTCGCCTTTAGGCATGCCAAATCCGGCACATTTAAAATTACAACCGAATGTTCTTAAAAATACACTAGGCACACCGATAAATCTACCTTCACCTTGTGCCGAGTAAAATACCTCACTGATTTTTATCTTGTCCATTTTCTTTCTCTTTCTTAAACTCTTCATACGCAGTTGAGATGCTATCCCAAACTGCCCATTTAAACAACCAAGACAACAAGGATGTTAAACCCAATACTAGCAACAAAGCACCGATAATTCCAGGTAGTAGAAATCCTATGATAACAGAAGTCATAGCAATGACATAAACCTTTTGCCAAGGTTTCCATTTGCTCCATTGCCATACAATAAAATTGTAAACGTCTTTCAATTTTTTAAATTCTCCAGTGTTGCGATTTTGGCAATACGTTCGCCGAAATCTTGATCTTGTGTAATAATATATGTAGTAGAATCATTCCTATCACTTCTACGATCATATCGTCTAAACTCTACAACCTTGCCGCCCACAGCTGAATAGACTTTAAAGTTTAATACAGGTTCGTCGGCAGGCATCGCCTCTTCGGATCTGCTAACTAATCTATTAGATATTTTACTATTGACTTCCTCTAACTCGCGACCTTGGCAAGACCACCGCCACATCATTTTTTTAAACCATTTCATTATTGTACCTTTGGAAATTCTGGACTAAAAGGCCAAGATGTATTTGGATCAGGCCTTGGTTTTAGTTTAATGTTTTCTTCAATTACTGTGCCGTCATCATCGCACAAGTCTATTTGATATGGTGCAATAATATGTACCGCAGTATCTTCTTCCTGCCAATCGTGGTCTCCGTCGAACAACCATCCAGCATTACCTTCGTAGTAGGCTTGTCGAATTTCTTCTTGTTCTTCTTCACCGATATCATCGCTAAATTCAATTTCGATATTAATGCTGTCATCGAACTCGCAACCCCAGCCGCAATCTGCTCGAGCATAGGCAACATCGTCGCCCTCCCAAGGAAGATTACAATCTAAGTCGCTTTCTATAAAGCCTTGCCCCCAACGATATGTTTCGTTGATATTAAACCAACTGATACTACCATCGATGTTTTCACGAAACATTTCTACATGATAGACAATGCTTTTTTTATGTAGTGGTTTAATTACATATACTTGACTCATAATATTCCTTAATGTAGTACTTCGAAGCAGGATATTGTTGTTGTAGCCATTCCAACAATCCGGGTTCAACCGGCAATCGTATACTATCAAATTTGTTAGTAATATACATTATCGTGGAGCAAAATCTTGCTGTAATTTGATGTTGTCAAAGAACTCTTTCTTTGTACCCGGATCGTCTTTAAACGAACCTTTGAGCACAGTAGTCTGTGTCAAACTTGAGTGTGCCATGATACCACGATTCTCACAGCAACCATGTGTGGCCTGAATATACACTGCTACGTTTTCTGAGTCAGTAGCTTTGCTAATCTCGCGGGCAATGTCGTTACAAAGTTCCTCCTGGAGAGTTCCTCTTCTGGCACACCACTGAGCGATTCGGGTATACTTACTAAGACCGATAAGTTTATTAGCAGCAATAATACCAATATAAGCCACGCCAGCCACAGGTTGGTGATGATGACTACACATACTGCGCAACTCGCTACGTACCACAAGCATGCCTTCATAACGGCTCTCCGAATCATTTGGAAATGCTGTGGCGTCTGGTTCTGGTTCATATCTACCTTCCATAATTTCATTAAAGTACATTTTAGCAAGTCGTCTTGCTGTACCTTTTG